CAAGTAAACCGCTATATAGTTTTGTATAAGCCATAGAAGCAGGTTCTCTATCTAAATCAAAAGTCCAAGTTGTAACTCTTGGTACTTCGTTTGGTGTTATGTGTTTAAAGTCAAACACATAATTAATGTTCTTATCTACAAATGACATTATGTAGACACCCTCATTCTCTACATATACAGACTTTACATCTGTGCTTAGACTAATATTTCTTATAAGCGTGTCTTTAATATTGACACTTAAATCCATTAAGGGTAGCTTGTCTTTCTCTGTTGTTCTGAAAAGCGACCTAAGTCCAGTAGCAGATAGAAATACTAAATCATTGCCTATTGCTTGGACACTATCTCGACTAACACAACCCACACCCTTGATAACCTCATCAATAGCCAAAGAACCAACTGTTTCTGGTGAGCTGTAAATAACTATATTGTTCTTGCCGAATATAACCAGCTTGCCATAAAAGGGTGCAAGTGCGACAACTTCGTCATTATCCCAGACCTTTGATAAATCTATTAAACCAGTATCGCCATCCAAGAAATTATCACCATCAAGTAGATTTGAGTAATAAACAACATCTTTTGCCTCTGCCACACCGCCACACCATATTCTTCCGTAATATCCCATGCCACAACTAGGATCAAATAGGGTTGTTATAGATGCTGGTAATGTAGCTATTGTAACTACTGCATCATCTAGGTGGGATGCTGCTGATGTACTATTTGCACCTCTACCACAACCTCCAAATACTGTGGGTGTTTTTTCAGTATAAGAAATTATTTCACTACCAATCTTTATTTTTCCCTCTTGAGGAAAACCAAGTGTGCTATCTACTGTTATAGTAGTAACAGAATCATTTATACCACTACCATCATTTATAGCAGTAGCTTTATAATAAGATGACCACCTTTCTAAAGCATCGGAAGCACCAGCATATCTCTGTGGTACAACCCCAGCATGAAAACAATGTAATCTATCATTAAAGTTTACAAACTGCCAATCTCCAGACGAACCCGAAACTGTGTGTCTAACATCAATAGTAGATGTTTGAAATGCAGCATTGGGTGAAGTAAAATCTATCGTATATATACTTGTACCATGACTAGCGAATATCTTGTTCGTGCCTTGATCGTTATGTTCAACCAGAGAGGCTATTGCTGTACCAGTTGGAACAACCTTTTGTTTTAAACCTTTTCTGAAAGATATTCTTCCAGACTCCCTTAGAACAATATTCTCAGCAGATGTCAGCCATGTTGAGTCTAGTGTTGATGGATTTCTCTGGGAATTAAGTCCATTTACTCCAAAATCGGGTAGTGGTTGATATGATAATGATTTAGCCATTAATTAATATACCAATCTGTTTCGTATCTTGTATTGCCACTATCCAACATAATCGCCTGTTTAAGAGATTCTGAGGCTTCTCCAGCCATTAAGCTAGACTGTGTTCCGCCATCCTCTCCACGCTCTGCGATTGCCCTTGCCCACGCACCTAATATAACTGGTTTCTCTGGAACGCTTAATACTGTATCGGCTGCGGTTAGAGTGGCTTGATACTTAACAATGTCGAATGAAATTGTTTCGGCATTTATTGGAATAGGGGATAGGTCAACCTTTAAATTGTTTGAGGTATCTGCTCCATTAAAACCATAGTAAAGAGGTTCGCCTGTTGGATCAGTAGGGTATCTGATTGAATTAAGGTAAGCCTTAGATACTTGGACTAGCTGAGTGCCTGTGGTATTGTTTATAACATCAACTACTTTAATCTCTTGACCAGAAGATAGACTGTAGTTCTTGGTTGAGGCAACTGTGCTTATATCGGCAGTTTCTCTTAGAACCAACCAATCGTGTCTTTCTTCTACATGTCGTTTTGCATCATTTACAAGCGATCCTATTACTTTCTGGTAGGCAGTTATAGTTGTACTATCATTAATATCCCCAGACCAATCACTACTAATTGTATCTTCTCTTAGTCTTATCAATACCTCGTTGATTAATCCTCTAAATGTCATATTATTTTCCTTTTGCTAATTGTGCTCCAAAGTAGAATTCAATTATCATTGTTGCCCATTTGAATATTTCATCCAACTTGAGTAAACCTTCTACTGATTTATATTCCACTACATCTGGTGTAAGTTGAATTCCTAAGAAACTAAACCCTTCCATTACTGTAGGTATTACTGTGGGTACATCAAACCATACAGGTGCTACTTGAGTGAATATAACTAAACCAAGAATCACCAGGATAATAATTCTTCGGTTCATAGCAGCCATTGGCGATTCTTTATCTGCTCTATCTCTTGCCATATTGATGGAATCATTCCTAACCTGTAATGACTGAATCATTAACTTCTGATTCTCTGATGCTGCTTGACTCTTTAGGGCAATTAACTTGGCTACAAAGCCTAAGATTATTGGTGCAATATTAGTGAGTAGAGTCATCATTAGTTTGTATTAATCTGGTATTTATGGATTATGTTTATCATCTGGTCTAACTTGGCATCTATCTTGGCGAACATCTCTTTATTGTCTTGTTGTATCGTCATAATCTGTTTCTGCATATTCTCTTGGTTAGCCTGTAATACTGCTACATCTTTCTCAATCCCTGTAACATATATAATTGCTCCTAGTACCAATGCTGCTGTAGTAGCTAAATGACTTAGGCTAATTGCTTTACTTAAATGCCATCTCTCGCTCATAATAATCCTTATTTGTTAAGTCCAAATGCTGATCCTGTTAAGATCGCTCCAAAGGCTAAGTGAAATAATCCTCCCCCCATAAGAGTGAAAGGTGAGTGCTGTCCAACCAACTTGGTCATCAATTGTTGGCGGATTAATGGGTCTTCAACTGTTGCCATTATTTCCATAAATGAACTAATATCTGGTCTGTTCAAACCCCACCAAATAGGACAGAAGATGAAATCGTAAAATACTACTAACAAGTACATTATCAGCGCCGTAAAACGCCAGTACATTGTATATTTTTCTGTCTCCGTCATACACAGGGCGGCTCACACATTAAAGCATTAGTACCTATAAACAGAACCGCTATGAAAGCGACTACTCCAACTCCTATTGCTATTACTTTAATCATTCTGGTTTCGGATATTTGTCTTTAGTTACCTTAATCGTAGCCTTCCAACCATCTATACCATTATGATAAATGTCATCTAATTGGTCTACTATTTCGGGATATTCCCTTTCTCTTTCCCATTTATATGCTGTTGCTGCTGCCTCTGCTTCAGCACTAAGTTCATCTGCTGTCTTATCTCGTACATTCCAAGTGAGGACAACTTTATCTGCTTGTATATCCTCTACCCAACCATCAAGCGTTTCACCACTATCAACAGGCGGTGTAACTTCCTCTAAAGGATAGATGCCAAGTTCAGCTAGTGCATCCCAATCACCTTTAGAGTTCTGTAGTCCAGCTGTGTTCTTCCAACTTCTAGGCAAAGCACCTCTGTAAACTACTACATCATTTTCTACGATTGCTACTTTAGCCATTTTTCTTTACTCCTAATTCTTGTTTAACTTTAGCAAAGGGTTTATCCCAGTTACTATAATCTTCCTGTCTGAATAACTTAACCGAGTCATACCAAGCCGATTTACTGCCCGGTACTGCCCAAGTGAAGTACGCCATAATGGGTGCTACCACCCAAGTTTCTTTACCCATCGCTGCCGATAGATGAGCTACTGATGTGCAAGAAGTTATTACTAAATCTAAATTAGCAATAGCACCAGCAGTCTGTTCCCAATCCGTTAGATATTCCTCTAAGTCGGTTATGTTATATTTCGATACATCAATATGAGAAGAGTCTGATAATTGTAAGGAATATAAATCAACTCCTTCTTGATTGACAGCATCATAGAATCCCTTGAATGGAAATCCTCGCATCTGTTCGTGTTCAAACTTTTGATTACCGCCCCATCTAATACCAACTCTAAACCCATCCTTTTTAATGTAATTACTAAAGCGACTAACACATCTTTCATTTGGTGTTATATATGCCTCGCCCTCTAAATCTTTATATTCACAACCTAGTAAATGTGCTAGTGAGAATGAGGGTATGTAGTAATCGTGCCAGATACCTTTTAATATGTCTGCTTGTGCTACTGCCGATACTCCATCAATTCGTGCAAATAATGGAGCTAGTGTAGGTTGACAGGCAACAATAACTTTAGCACCTTTAGCAACCAGTTGTTTGACGAATCTAACATTAATAATCTCATCACCAAACCCACCTTCCATATAGACGAGAACAAACTTATCATTCAAGTCTTGTTTACCATCCCATCTGGGTGCTAACATACCACCTAGTTCTGATTCATTACCCCAAACACTTGCCAAGCGACCTCTTTCCATTAAAGCCAAACCTTTACTTAATTCGCCTCTTGAAAGATAATGCCAGCCTCTATTGAAGGCTGCTCTATTACATTGTGGTTTCTCTTGTTCTAATTCTTTGACAACTTCCCAAGCCTGTTCAGCCTTACCCTGTACTGCTAACATCAACTGGTAATCAAGTTTGTCATTCTCTTTTGCTAATTGTTCTGCCTTATCAATATCATCATCTACAAGACGGAGAATACTATCTACTCTTGACATAGGCTTTTGTGAAATTATTGGTTCTCTCTGTGCTAACATCTATTACACCTTCCACATAATGTAAACGCCATCCCTCGCAATAGCATCAACAAAACCACTTTCACTACCAACTTGTGTATGGGTACTTACATTTGCAAGCGTGTGACCAATCGCACCAGCGTAATATAAAGCACCATCTGTTTTCATAACCATCGTATTATTTGCATTTGAAGATATAACATGTGCCCAATCAGTATCAGAGCCAGCCTGTGCAGGAGAACTAGTATTTGTAGTATCTCCGAGTCCTAACTGACCAGTATTATTCTCTCCCCAAGTCCATAGAGTTCCATCTGTTTTAATAGCACAAGCAGAAGTTGAAAAAGTAGCCGCTTCTTTCCAATCCGTATCAGAACCTACTTGTGTTGGCGAACTCCTACCGGTACTATCTCCGAGTCCAAGAACCCCACTATTATTCCTTCCCCAACTCCATAGAGTACCATCTGATTTTACTGTACAGAGATTCCAAGAAGTACCACTAGGACTGTCTGTATTTTGCCAATCAGTTAAAGAACCAACTTGTACAGGGTCAGATACAGCTGTTGTAGTTCCATCACCAGCTTGTCCATAACCATTAGTTCCAAAAGCCCATCTCTCACCAGTAATTATTGTTCTACCTGCTGCTGCTCTTCCCATCATTAAATATTGTTGTACTGCCATACTGCTCCCCTATGAAGGTGTCTTAGAATCTAGACTATAAGATTGTCCGTGCCAAATAGTACCGCCATCTACTGTAGCAAATACTAGAATATCCGTTCCGCTAGTTGTCAACGAAGGTGCTGAACCTCCTTCCCAATCTACTGAGGCTGGAAAGACAACTGTTTGACTTCCACCATTAGTCAGCACGAGAGAGAAAATACATAACTCATCTGATGCTGTAGGATTTGAAAAGGTAAAGGTTGTAGTTGAAGTTTCAACAGTTGCGGTTACTGAATTTCCAGCTGTTAAATCTATAGCCAGCGTACCACCGCCCCCACCAACTGCATTAGTTACTATGCCATAATCTTTAAGATTGATTTTTGATACTGTATTATCTTGACCATCTAATGCACCGCCTAATTGGGGAGTAGTATCAGCAACAAGACTCGCTATTCCGCCTGTAATTGTGCTTGCAATAGTAACTGTACCATCAGCAGTAGTTTCAGTAGTGATTCCAGTACCAGCGGTAAACATTAAGTCATCACCCTGTGTTATGGTTGTAGCATTAGAATCAGTTGTAGCAGAAACAGTAAAACCACTACCCATAGTATTGGTATCTGAAACTGTATTTGTAATGGTGACAGTTCCATCTGCTGTTGTTTCGCAGGTAATACCCGTACCTGCTGTGAACATCAAATCATCACCTTGAGATATAGTGGTTGCGTTACTATCTGTTGTAGCAGATACAGTAAATGTTGTTAATTGATTGGTATTAGTATCAGTATCAGTCCAAGGCACATTGACAACTGCTTGGTCACTAGAGTTTAATTGTATGCCATAAGTTCTACCAGCAGTTGTACTTACAGTATTAGCTGCTACAGATTGGTCAGTATCATCTTCTATCTTTACGAGTCCTTCAGCACTAGAAGTTGCGGTACTATAAGTAGTATTAGTATCTGTTGGAGTTACCCAAGAGTTATCACCTCTAAGAAAATTAGAAGAACCTGCTGTACCTGTGGCTGATAGATGAGCTATATCAACAGCACCTGCTGCCAACTCATCTGAATCTACAGCATCATCGGCAAGGTGAGCATTATCAATACTTCCATCTACATAATGGTCGCTATCTATTGCCTCGTCATATAGTAAATTGTCAATGGTAACTTTCTTGCTCGTTCCTCCATCATTGACGAGTAATTCTTCAGAGCCATCTGGTGAGGTTAATTCTGTTAATGCCGATACTTTTTTTGTTGCCATTATTTACTCCGTAATTATGTATGTAGGTGTTCCCGAAACAGAGGATTCTATAACTAGATAATCAGTTCCATTCTCAAGTAGTATTTCAAAAGCAGAGGATTCGGCAGGGTCGAACTCTCTTAACCATTGCCTTCTATTATTAAGATGAGTTAGAAGTTTCTTTTTCTTCCAATACATTCTAGCCATTAGAGTCTAAACCTCATCTTCCGCCTGCCGATTCTTCGTCTATCTGCTAAAGACCTAATCTCTTCTTTGATCTCTTTAATAAGTGGAGAATATTTCCTAATAACCTGTGGACTTCTTTTCTTAGAAATACCACCGCCAGGCGTACCCTCATAAGAGCCACCTTTGACTCTACTTTGAGAATCTCCTGGAGTCTTTGTAGTCTTGCTTTTAAATTCATAAGTTGCCTTTTCTAATTTTCTTTTTTCATTGTTTGATTTAAGTTCGCTGCCCTTATAGGTAGGTGCTTTACCTTCTGATTCTATTTCCTCACTTTCATCTTCTTCATCCATCAGGGAATCAAGCATTTCCATTAGGGAATCTAATTCTGTTTCTTCTTCTGGCTCATCTGAGAATTTAAGTGCGTTACCTTCAAGAAATTCATCTATTGATGGGGAATCCTCACTATCTTCATCATAGTATTGGTCATAGACTTCTTTGAGCATCCTTGACCAGATTTCTATAATCTTGGCTTTGAAGCGATCTATCTCCAAGAGGCTTGCTGTATTTGATTCGGTTGTGTCTTTAAATATGTCCACTAAATTTATTCCTATAATTGCCTTTCTTGTCTGTTTCACTAAGTCGCTTCTTTTCACGCATAGTCCATTGTGTATCTGTATTCCCAAAATGAGGTTTAACTCTGTTCACCGAAAAAACAAATGTGGCCTTTTCGCCACATTCAATACACTCTTTAGGTTCTTTTCTGTCCTTGATGGAACACATCTGATCGAAGGCGTGTCCGTTCTTACACTTATAGTCATAGATAGGCATGGTGTGATCCTAATTGGTTGGGATAACCCCCTCGTTAGAAGGGGTTGGTATTGTTATTTCACTTCAATCTTCTTTGACTTCTTTTCTTCTGGTAGGTTTAATTCCATATCTACCACAAGAACTCCATCTTTGAAACTTGCATTGAATACTTTTAGATAATCTATTAATGCCCATTGTCTTGTAAAGGCTCTTTGTGCTATACCTTTATATACAAAGCTATTAGTATTCTCTGTGTCATCAGCAGAATTTCCAGTAACAGTTAGAGTGTTGTCTTTTACTTCAACATCTAAATCTGTCTTTGCAAATCCAGCTAGTGCCATTTCTAACTGATACTTATTGTCATCAACTTTCTTGATGTTATAAGGTGGGTATTTAGGTATCTCGAATTGAGATAAAGATGATAGTTGGTCAAATACATTATCAAAACCTACTGTCAAATTTCTAAATGGGTCAAAAGTTGTTAAATTATTCATATTTCTCTCCTTTATTAAGCGAGTTATTAAAATGAGATGCT